CACTTTAAGATGGCAAAGGCAAGAGAAGATCTTGTTAGTTTGATTCCTGGAGATGTGGTTACTTCTGAGCAACCAACCGTGTCTAATGAGCCATATAGTTTAAAAGATTATTTATTATTTTTTCCAGATTTACTTATTGGGGGAGGTCAAGACCTTGCTGCAAGTGTACTTGGTAGTGTAAAAGGTATAGCTGAAGGGGTTGCTTCAGAAAAGTATGGAACACAAGAAGGGGTTCGTGAGGCAGAAAAAAGTGCGGCAGACTTTATGCAAAAATACGGAGCCAAGCCAGCTTCTAGGGCAGCGAGTGATTTTAAGCGAAGTATTGCGGAGCTTTTAACAGATACGGGATTGGACAAGGCAGCTATTATGGATCCTAGATTATTTACAACTCCTTTACCCGGTCCAGCTTCAACAAAATTTGCAACTATTAAAAGTGCAGAGGCTGCTGATGATTTTTTGGAAGATCAGTATAGAAAACAATCTGAGGGAGAAGGTGGACAGGCTGCTCAAATGTTAAGAAGTGTTTTGCCTCCAAGGTTTGAAGTGTTTCAAGGAGCAAAATCTCAAACATTTGATTCAAAATCCGCAGAGATAGAACCAAGACCGGTAGAAAAAAATGAGCTTGGTTTATCTTCCAAGTTACTAGAGACTACTAAGGGTTTAAAACAAAAAAAAGGCACAGCAGATCAACTTTTAGGTCAACTTAAAAAGACTCTTGGAAAAGAGAACAAAGAGATAAAAGACTTAGGCATAGAAGAATTTTTAGCAGATAAGAAAAAAGTAAACGTAGACGAGGTAGAAGAGTTTATCAGACAAAACCAACCTAAGTTTGTGGAAAGGGTTGGGAAACGGGGGGGTGAACAGGACACAGAGATGCAGTTCGGTGATGGGGTAATTTTGACACCAGAGGAGGGTTACGGTGTTGATTTTATTGAGAAATCTGCAAACGATTTCATAGATAGAAAAAGGCAACAAAACAAAACAGTGACTCGTGAAGAGGCTCTCACACGAGGTAGACAAGTTTATATGTTAAATCCTGTTAAAAAACACGTTGATTCTAAAACTGGTTACACCCTTGTTGGAAACGAATACGAGGGTTATAAAATTTTTAAAAGTGAAGCAGATGTTGACAAAACGAAACAATATTTAGCCTGGGATGGAAAACCATTTGGTGATCTTCCTGATGGACAAGTGTCAAAAGAAAGGTTATCAGAATTGCGAGACAGGGGGGCAGGACGTACAGTTATACCATTAATTAATAGTTTAAATGAAGCAAAGGTACAGGCTAGGGGTTTTGCAGAACAAAGAGGTGACATTGACCCTGTTGCAGAAGGAGTCAGATGGGCTGACGAAACAGAACCTGGTGGTAAAAATTACCAAGA